CGCCGAGTATATGATAAAGTTGCACACTGTAGGGGCGAATTGCAATTCGCCCTTATATTATTGCAATTCATCTTTGAATTGGTGTAATTCGTCCTTTCATTGTTATAATTCGCTTTTATATTGTCACAATTCTCCCTCATTTTGGTACGAGTGTATCATAGGGAAGCCTTTAGCTTCATCTATAATAGGCGCTTACTACAAGAAGCACATCAGCGTAAAGGGGGAACTTGTTACTTATTCAAGTTTCGTAAGTTCCATAAATAGTTTATGATTCTCAATGAGTTATAGAGAGAAAATTTTACGTATTGACAAACAGTTTTTACCTTTTCAACGCATCCCACATACCCAGCTGTGAGCACTCGCTGGCTTTCCCCCTCTCGGAGGGGGTAAGGGGGAGGTTCTATTTACAATATATTGATTATTAAACAATTATAAGCCTAATTATAATCTAAAAATGACTTACGAAACTTAAATGATTAAAAATTGAACATTGAACATTGAACATTGAACATTAAAAATTGAACATTGAACATTGATCATTATAAAAAGATTCTATTATGCAGTTGTCCTTGGTCGTATTTCTGTACGATGGAGCAGCTACGGGGGGCGTTGCCTTCGGGGTCGTTGGCAATAAGGATAAGGGAGCCCTCGGGGATGTGTGGGGCATCGCGGGGGAGGTACACCACATAGGCGAAGCGGCGGAAGGAGGCATTGGCGGTCTGTACATGATGGTAGAGGCTATTGGCCAGAGGTACTTCCTGCCCCTTGCTATTGGCCTCCTGCAAGCAGCGACAGGCAAAGGAGCGCGAGAGGGTACTCGCCGTCCATGTGCCATCATCCCGCTGCTGGGAGAGCGATGGAGTAAGAAGAAAAAGATAATGAGGGTAAAGCATTTTTGAACAGTGAGCAGTGAACAGAGAGCAGAGAGCAGAGAGCAGAGAACAGAGAACGGTGAGCAGAGAGCAGAGAACGGTGAGCAGAGAGCAGAGAACGGTGAACAGAGAGCAGAGAGCAGAGAACAGAGAGCAGAGAACAGAGAGCAGAGAACAGAGAACGGTGAACAACTGATCACTGATCACTGATCACTGACAACTGATCACTGTTCACTGACCTCACCATATCTGTGATTGGTCGTTGAGTTTAGGGGCGTGGGAGGGGAAGAGGATGTTGCGCTCGCCCAGCTCATAGCATAGGGCGGTGTAGTACTCCTTGAGGGCTTCTAAGTTCCAGCTTTGGGAATAGGCACCTTCGCTTTTCTTCAGGGAGGCGGGTGCCAGTATCAAGGAGAAGAATTGGTAGATGGCTCTGTCGCAGCGGGCTATCTCCACGGGGGCTTGTGGAGATAGCTGCGCTTTGAGCAGAAGCAGCTCGAGGGTTTCCTTCTCTATCCCTAAGGGCGAGAGGGTACGGCTCAGGTATAGAGCATTGGTCATTAGTTCTTGTTCCATGAGGTGCTGTTGGTTTGCATAAGGATGGAGCGAGCGGCGAGGTTCCAGGCAGGGAAGAGGTTAGCGATACCTTCGGTGACCTCACGCACAGGGGATTCTTCGGAATACTTCTTGATGAGGGTATGCCCGTGGAGCACCTTTAGGGCGTGGGAGGAAGTCATCTTCATGTCGATAGGGGCTTTCCAGTAGGTATTGCCCAAGACCTTGCTTTCGGAGAAGAGAATCACGTCGTCCTCGAAGGGGTTGCCCGTTCTTGTCTCCCCGCTGATGGATTGCAAGGAGATCTCCTGGTCGATGACGATGATCTGCAAACCGCGATAAGTCTCCGCATGCTTGGCAAGGTAGGCATTGACGGTACTCAGGTCAGGAGCATCGGCAAGGGGAGCATTCGCATAGGGAGCACAGCGCTTGCCTACTTCCTCTTGTGAGGCAAACTTGAGGAAGGTATCCACGTCCATAAAGGCATATTTGTAAGAGACCCCGTGGAGCTGTTGCCCTAAGCGCAAGGCCTTGATGAAGTCCTTGGAGAGGGGTTTTCCGGTGGTATTATTGTTGTAAGAGGCCTCTACTCCTATTTTCTGAGCGGCAGGGATTTGGTAATCCAAGTCGTACTGACTTACTACAGAAGCGTTGTTCTCGGTAGTCAGCGAGAAGCGTCCTAAGGAAATCTGTTGGAGTGCCATCCATTCGGCACGAGCAGCGATACCATGCCAACAGGCCTTGGTGTCATCAGCCCAGAACTCGATAAGGGAGAGCATATCGGGGTTGGCGCCACAGGCAGCCACCATTAGGTCGTACTCAGTGAGTTCGTCCTCATTCTTCTCGCGAGCGATGGAGAGCTTAGGGATATCCCCAGAGAGCTTAGAGAGTCCTTTGCGGTTTTTCTTAGGGATAGAAGCGCCACGAGCGATGATATCTCCGGCTACTTTTAGCCCTGCTTGCCCCTGAAGCATACGCCACGAGAGGGTAGAAGCCTCTCGCAAAGGAAAAAGAGTAGGATAATAATATTGTTCGAGATTGTAGGAGCCTACAACCGCTTGCAAATCGGTCTGGTTAAGACCTGTCATAAGTGATGCATTCATTTTTTTAATAATTAGAGAATAATGAATAATGAATAATGAACAATGATTAATGATTGACCATTGACCATTGAAAATTAATCATTGATCATTGAAAATTGATCATTGAAAATTGATCATTGAAAATTGATCATTGAAAATTGATCATTGAAAATTGATCATTGAAAATTAATCATTGATCATTGAAAATTGATCATTATAAAAAGATAACTCCTTTGAGGGCGTCTTTGATGGTTTTAGGCATAGGGGGCATGAGGGCTTCACTCACTACGCAACTCACCCAAGCGGCACAGAAAAGGTTGTCGCGCATAGGCACTAAGTAGGTGTAAGAAGCCAAAGCCACGGGGGTCACCTTGGGGAGGAGGTCATTGCCCTTGGACTGGAATAGGGGTGTTTCCTTAGGGAGTTCCACTCCTAAAGCTGTCTCGAGAGTCAGGAGGTCATACTCAGGGTTTTGCTTATTGACTGTTTTGATTTTCTGCCCCTTAGCGGTATCCGCAGCGATATAGTCCCCAGGGAGGAAGTGATGTCCCTTGGCAATCTTTATCTCAGTAGCAGAGGCGCTTGTCAGGGTAGTGGAGGTTCGGGCTGTTTTCACGGCGGCATAGCGCCCGAGGGAGTCCTTGCCGATAGGCGTTCCTGCGATCAGTTTAGCGCCCCCTAAAACCTCTGTTGTAATGGTTACTCCACCGGGGAGGTCGGCCAGGGTGTGCATAAAAAGACCTGGGGAGGGGTAGGATTCGGTAATGTGTAATTTCATAGGTCGTTGTTGGTAAAAGAGTTATACTTGTTTTCCTTTGAATTGTTGCTGCGCGTTGGCTTGGAGTTGGATAAAAGAGACCACCGCAGGAGAGACATTCTGGCGCGGTGTCTCCTTGGTGTAAAAAGGTGGGTGTTGTAATGCCAAGCTTCTGTTGGCGAGGGTTTGATTTGCTTGTTGTACGTCATTTTTCTTTTGTTGTAAATATTGTTCGAAATCGGCAGGGGTAGCAAAGTGCATTAGGGGGAAGTCACGGAGACTCTGCATGCGGAAATTACTATCTTGGCACTGGGCGAGTACCTCCTGAAGGCGGTTGTGTTGTAGCTGTTGTTTTTGTTGTGTCTCGAATAGGCTTAGGCGCTGTTCGAAAGCCAGCACAGCCTTTCGTACACTCTCCTCGATGCGCTTGTCCAAGGAGTCCGCAGCACTTGGGGTATCCCCTGCCACAGAGGGAGTTGTGCCTGTCGGGGTGGGGGTTGTTGCCGCAAGATAGTCCGCCACTTGCTCTGTGGTGAGCTTATTGACCAAGGCTTGTCCTTGGTGAGCATCAGGCTGTTGGGCAGCCAAGGAAGCAGCTAAGGACTCCAAGTGAGTGGCATCCATTCCTGAAAATTTCTCTGTCAAGAGCGATAAAAATTCTTCTTTGTTCATGGTTTTAGGATTATGGGGTTTTAGGGTTTTGTAGACTAACACCTAAGACCTGTTTTAAATACGATGCAAAAGTACAACATTTTTGATGTACAAGTCAAGAAGAGTCGTTGTGAGAAATGAGAATAGAAGTGGGAGGGGAGAGGGCAGTGAAAAGTGAAAAGTGAGCAGAGGTCAGTGATCAGTGAGCGGTGAACAGGGGTCAGTAATCATTAATCATTGAAGAACATTAATCATTAATCATTGATCATTGAACATTGATATTGGCATGAGGTTTTTTGCGTGTGTTGTAGGGGCGATTTGCAAATCGCCCTATGCTGTTGCGTGCGTTTTTTCCTCGAATCGCTCACATTGCAAATTCGCCCATATTTTCAATTGCCCCCATGTGGGAGGGCGAATTGCTCACATACTCCGCTGCGCCAGCTCGCGGACTTTGCCCCTACATGTGTGTTTTCTGGACGTTCGCAAATATACATGTAAATACACAAAAAAGCATCACGGGCATGGTGTGAGTATGTTTGCGAACGTTGTAGGCGCGCATAGAAAAACGCAG